TGGGCCGCTGGTGGCGAGCGCCGCTGGCTCCGGGCTCGCGGGAGGGTCCGAAGCCGGCGGGGCTCCCGCTGGCACATCGCGGGAGGGTGAGCTGCTGCTCACCTCGGCCGCCGCCGGGGCGGCGAGCCCCGCCACCTCGGAACAGGCTGGGAGGCCGTGATGCTGGTCGCGGGGCAGGTGTATGAGTCCACGCTGAAGGTCGGCGACGGGTCCACCCCGGCGTCATCGGTCGTGCTGACGATCACCAAGCCGGACGGCACGACCGTGGCGGGGGTGACGCCGGTCAACAGCCCGCCGGGCTCGGGCTTCTACCTGTACGACTACACGCTGCCCGCGCCGGGGCTGTACCAGTTCGCGTGGGTGACGCAGGGCCCCGGCACCGCGCCGCGCCCGGAGTTCATCAACTGCCGGTCGTTCATCTCGGTCGTGTCCACGGCGGAGATCTACGCCCACCTGAACAAGGCGAAGGACACCGACTACGACGAGCTGGGCGCGTTCATGATGGCCGCGACCGAGCTGGTGGAGTCCAAGGTCGGGATCTGCGTGCCCCGGTCGTTCACGGCCCGGGTGGCCGAGGGCCGCTGGCAGCTCGTGCTGCCTGACCGGCCGGTGATCTCGGTGAGCCTGGTCAAGTCGATCTGGTCCGGTGGGCCGCAGTGGGATTCGACGGTGCTGAGCGTGGACGGCGAGGCGGGGATCGTGTACCAGCCGGCGCAGTTCGACTTTTGGTGGGGGCCGTGGGATGTGACCTACCTCGCCGGCCGCCAGGTGATCCCGGAGCGGTGGGTGCACGCGGCGAAGGAGCAGGTGCGGCACCTGTGGGAGACCCAGCGCGGCGGGCAGCCGCCGACGGTGCTGGCCGGTGAGGAGATCTACACCGCGACGTCCGGCTGGACGTTCAGCGTGCCCCGGCGGGTGCTGGAGCTGCTGGAGCAGGACATGGTGCCGTCGTCGTGAGCTGGTCATCGACGGTGCCGCTGGCGATGACCGCGCTGGTCACCCGGTTCAGCGTGATCCCACTGAACGGCGAGGTCCGCGACGGCCCGCAGCTCGGCGACTCGGCGGCCCGCGAGGTGATCACGGTCGGGTACATCGGCCCCGAGGATGACACCGCCACCGATGTGGCCCTGACCAAGGCCGACCTGGGCGCGGGGCAGCAGGAGGCGTACCAGATCCACTGTGCGATAGCGGTCCAGGCCGGCGATGAGGATGTGGCGGCCACCCGCACGCGGGCGTTTGAGATCTTCTCCGCGTGCGGCGCGGTGGTGCAGAACAACGGCACGCTCGGCGGCGTCGTCGCCAGCGCCGACATGGGGTCGTGGACGCTGCGGCAGGACGAGACGACCGGCGGCATGTACTGCCGCATCAGGTTCGACGTGGAGATCACCGGGTTCACCGGTCACTGATGCAAGGAGACGGGCATGGCCGCATACACGGCGCAGGCGTTCCCCCACGCGGGCGGGCCGATCACCTACACCCAGCCCGCGACGGGCACCGGCAACACGGCCGTCGCGGGGCAGGACTGCGCCCTGATCGTCAAGAACGGGTCGGGCTCCCCGGTCACCGTGACGATCGTGGTGCCGGCGGCCAAGACGTTCGACGGGCTGGTGATCCCGAACCGGACGCTGTCGGTCGCGGCGGGCGCGGACGCGATCATGCCGCTGGTCGATAACACCTACACCGACCCGGCGACCGGGCTGGTCACCTGGGGTGTGTCGGCGAACACCTCGGTCAACGCGGCCGAGGTCACCACCTCTACCTGAGGAGCGCGGCATGGAGTTCCTGCCCGGGGCCGACCCCGGCTTCATCAAGATCATCCACCCGGAGACCGGCAACCAGGCCGAGGTGTACAACGACGGCGCGGCGCTGGCCCAGTACTGGCAGACCGGCTGGGTGCCGCTCACCGCCGAGGACGCCAAGCCGGCCGAGGCCGAGCCCGGCACACCCGCACCGATGACTGAGGCCCAGGTGGCCGAGGGGCTGGCGGCGGAGAAGCCAGCCGCGTCCAGCAAGTCCGCCAAGAGCACCACCAAGGAGTGAGCGCACGATGGCACCTCCGCCGCTGACCGTCACCACCCGCTACGTCCCGGAAGGGACCCGGAAGATCTACTGGGTCGCGACGATCGCGACCTACACCGCCCCGACGCGGCCTGAGCTGAACGCGGGCATCGACCTGTCGAATGAGATCGCGGAGATCACCGGCTTCACCGTCAGCTCCGACACGGTGGACGTGCCGGACCTGAGCGGCCGGTTCACGGCCAAGGTCGCCGGGCGGATCAATGCGGCCGACTCGGCGATCCGGTTCTACGCGTCGTCCACCTCCAACGACGTCCGCACGGTGCTGCCCCGCGACACGGTCGGCTACGTGGTGACCTTGTGGGAGGGCGACGTCACCGGGCAGAAGATGGACGTGTGGCCGGTGAAGGTGACCGCCGCGTCGGTGCAGACCGGCATTGACGACCCGGCCTCCATCGAGATCGGGTTCGTGATCACCCGCGTCCCGGCGCAGAACGTCGCGATCCCCTGACCGATGGATGACATGGCGGCCCTGCGCCTGGCGCTGGAGGTGCAGCGGTTCAACCCGAACCACGCGCCACCGGGCCCGGCGGGCGGCCAGTTCACCTCGGCCGGCCAGGGCGGCCAGCAGCAGGCGAAGGGGAGCCGGGCGCAGCGCAAGGCGGTGCTGCTGAAGCAGGCCCGCGCTGACCGGCACGAGGCGGCGCTGCTGGGCAGGGAGCTGGCCAACGACGAGGCGCAGCTCCGGGCCCAGGCCACCTCGGCTCACCACGCGGGGCAGCGGGCGGCGGGCAGGCAGGCGCGGGGGACGGCGAAGCCGGGCACGGCGGCGCAGCACCGCGCCCAGCAGAAGTCGCACGCGGGCGCGGCGGGGCACCTGCACCGCCAGGGCCAGCGGCACCGGGCGCACCACCACGGGCGGGCGGCGCACCACCACGCCAACGCGGCGGCGCTGGCGCAGCGGATCACCGTGCTGAAGGCGCGGATCAAGACACTGCTGACGGCCGCCGCGCACGCGGAGGCCCAGGCGAAGAAGCTGTAGGACCTACTGGGAAAGGGGAGCATCCGGCCATGCTTCTGAACCGTGACGACATCCTGAAGGCCGACGACCGGCCGATCGAGACCGTGCCCGTCCCCGAATGGGGGGGCGAGGTGCTGGTGCGCGGCATGTCCGGCGAGGGCCGCAACGAATACGAGGCGTCGCTGGCGATCATGCGCGGCGGGCAGCTCGTGCCCGAGGTGTCGAACACGCTGGCCAAGCTGGTCGCCCGGTGCATCGTCGGCGAGGACGGCGAGCCGGTGTTCAGCCAGTCGGACGTGCACGCGCTGGGGCAGAAGTCAGCGGCGGCGCTGGAGCGGGTCGGCAACGCCGCCGCCCGGCTGTCGGGGATCTCGATCGGTGAGCTGGAGGTGGAGGTGGACCTGGAAAAAGGCTCCGCGCTAGTCCAAGACGCCAGTTCTACTTCCGGCTCGCGCTCCTCCTCGGACGCACCGTCCGGGAACTCCTCGCGGCGGCGTCCAGCCGCGAGCTGACCGAGTGGATCGCGTACCTGAAGATCATGGATGAGCAGCGGGTGCGGCAGGCCGCCGGGCCGGCCGTGCCGGACGGCGACGGCAGGCAGGTCAACACGCGGGGGCTGTGATGGCGGAGATCGCGGGCAACGGGCCGCGTGAGCTGAAGGAGCTGGCGGCGAAGCTGGCCGTGGCCGACCCGAAGCTGCGGACGTCGCTGCGGAAGAAGCTGCGGGAGATCGCCCGGCCGGTGAACGAGGCGGTGCGGAACGAGATCCTGACCGGCACGGGGTGGCACGCGGCCCCGGCGGGCCCGACCCGGACCCACGGCAAGCCGGGGCGCACCTACCACCATGTGCCCGGGTCGCTGCGCAAGGAGATCGCCGACACGGTGCGGACCTCGGTGGGCGCGTCCCGCGTGGGGGTGCGGATGGACATCGTGTCCACCGGCCGGCGGATGCCGCCGGGCAAGCAGACCCTGCCGGTGCACACCGACCGGCGGCGCGGCTGGGGCCACCCGGTGTTCCTGCACGGCACGGTCGCGGCGCGGCCACGGCAGCAGTGGGCCTGGGTGCGGGAGTGGGGCCCGGCCGGATGGTTCGAGGAGGGCGGCACCCGGGCGGGCAGAGCCGCCCAGGCCGCCGCGAAGGACGCCCTGGACGAGGTCCGGGACTTCCTGTCCTGACCGCCCCTGTGCGGCCCGCAGAGCGCCGCTGACGGACTTGCCCCTGGGGGCCTGGCGTCGCCACCCCTGGCGCACGCGTGGCCCCCAGGGGCCCTTACGCGTCTAGCCGACGGCAACGGAGAGGAGGAGCACGGTGGCCACCACGCTGCGCTTCATTCTCCTCGGTGATGACCAGGCCTCGCGGGCGTTCAACCGGCTGGAGAAGGCGGTCACCACCAGCTCGGCGGCGGTGGACAAGCACAACGCGTCCCTGGCCCGGATGACCAAGGCCAACAAGGACGCCGCGAACCCGCTGCTGGCACTGACCGCGCATGTGTCCGGGTTCGGCGACGCGATGACAGCGGCATCGAGCAAGCACAACTACCTGGTGCGCGGCATCGCGGCGATCGGCCTGGCGACCGGCCCGGCGGAGGCGGCGATCTCGGCGCTGACCGGCGTGGTCGGGTCACTGTCGGCGGCGCTGGTCGCGGGCGGCCTCGGCATCGGCGCGTACGGCCTGGCCGTGATCCCGGTGTTCTCCCAGGTGTCGGAGCTGCTGAAGAAGCAGCAGTCGGCGCTGACCGGGGGGAAGGCGGCGCAGGCGGCGTACCAGAAGCAACTGGCCGCGACGCCGAAGCCGCTGCGGGAGTTCGCCAAGCAGCTCACGGCCACGCAGAAGGCGTACAAGAACTGGGCGACGTCGCTGACCAGCTTCACGCTGAGGCCGCTGACCGGCGGGCTGAAGCTGGTCAACCCGCTGCTGCACGACCTGACGCCGTTCGTGCAGCAGGCGTCGCTGGCGTTCGCTGAGCTGGTCCGCCAGATGGGGCAGGGCATCCGCTCCACCGGGTTCACCAAGTGGATGCAGACGATGCTGCCCCTGGTGCAGCCGGTGATCATCCAGCTCGGCACGGCGATCGGCCATGTGGTCGTCGGGCTCGGCGGAATCGCCAAGGCGTTCGCCCCGTTCGCGACGACGGTCCTGACCGGGCTGGACAACCTGACCGGGTCGTTCGCACGGTGGGGCACCACGCTGACCGGGCACAGCGGCTTCCAGGCGATGATCAAGCAGTGGCAGGACAACTGGCCGGTGGTCCACCAGACGCTGAAGCAGCTCTGGGCGATCCTGAAGAACATCGTCTCCACCTGGGCGTGGATGACCACACCCGGCAACAGCAAGGCGATGTGGGAGCTGGCGAACCCGCTGCTGGCGCTGGCGGTGTCGCTGTCGTCGCACAAGGAGCTGGTCGCGGCGCTGACGTACCTGGTGCTGATCGGCAAGGGCGCGGGCCAGATCAAGGGCGTGTTCAGCGTGATGAAGGGCGCGTGGGATTCGCTCGGCAAGACGCTGTCGATGGTGACCGGGGGCAAGTTCGGCTGGGCCGCGTCGGCGAACACGCAGATGGCGGCGGCCAAGCTCCAGGACGTGGCGGCGGACAAGCAGCTCCGCGCGGCCGGCCTGGGCGGCGGCCCGGGGGTAGGGCCTGAGGGGAAGGCGGCGAAGGGCGAGGGGGCGCTGTCGCGGCTGGGGAAGATCGGCCTCGGTGCGGGCCTGACGCTGGGTATCCCGATCGCCATCTCCACGCAGGTGCACCTGCCGGGGCAGAAGGAGTCGATCTGGCAGGGCGTGATCAAGTCGGCGCGAGAGTCGTTCGGGCCGGGCTCGCCGCTGGCGAACGCGCTGGGGTCGGTGTTCAGCCCGAATGGGTGGATCAACCGGACGGCGACGGCCGGGCTGGTCGGGCTGGGCCGGGCGCTCGGGTCGGCGTTCACCCCAGGCGGGGCGCTGAACCAGTCGATGCTGCGGGGCCTGGAGGGGCTGGGCAAGAGCATCGGCGGGTTCTTCACCTCGGCGTTCACGCCCGGCGGGAAGATCAACCAGGACGCGATCCACGCGGGTGCCGACCTGATCCGGGGGTTCGTCAACGGGATCAAGACGGCGTGGGACACCGCGTGGGGATGGGTGAAGGCCCGCCCGGCGGCGATCATCGACTGGTTCAAGCGGCAGCTCGGGATCGGCTCCCCGTCCACGGTGTTCTTCGCGATCGGCAAGGACATCATGCTCGGGCTGTGGCACGGCATCGTGTTCGTGTGGGACAAGGCGTCCGCGTGGATCAGGGCGGTGCCCGGGCGGATCGCCGGGTTCTTCCGGGGCACGCTGTCGCTGCTGGTGACCGCCGGGCGCAACATCTTCTGGGGGCTGTGGAACGGCCTCATGTCCGTCTGGGACCGGACGGTGCGGCCGTGGCTGTCGGGGATGCCGTCGCGGGTCGGCAACTTCTTCCGGGGGGCGCTGGGCTGGCTCTACGCCGGGGGCCGGAACGTGTTCTGGGGCCTGTACAACGGGATGCTGTTCGTGTGGTCCAAGATCAAGTCGTTCGTCTCCGGGATCGCGTCGTGGATCAAGGCGCACAAGGGCCCGATCGCGCTGGACCAGCGGCTGCTGCGCCCGGCTGGGCAGGCGCTGATGCAGGGCCTGCACTCGGGCCTGGTCCTCGGGTCGCAGGGGCCGCTGGGGTTCGTCTCCGGGCTGGCGGGGACGATCGGCGGGCTGCTGGGCAAGGGCCTGGGCGCGGTGCAGGCGGCCCTGGCCGCTCACTACGGCGGCGGGACGATCGTCTCGGACGCGATGTCCTGGCTGGGGCAGATCCCGTACGTGTGGGGCGGCACGGCGGTGCCGGGCGGGGCGGACTGCTCGGGGTTCGTGCAGACGATCTACGGCCGGCATGGCCTGTTCGCGCCTCGCACGTCCGAGGCGCAGGGCGGCTGGGTGAAGCGTGGCGGCCCGGTGCCGGGCGGGCTGGCGTTCTACCACTCGCCGGGCGGCGGCCCGGACCCGGGCCACGTCGCGATCGTCCGTAACGCCAACCAGGTCATCAGCCAGGGCGGCGGAATGGGGCCGCAACTGGAGGCGCTGCGGTTCATGCCGCTGCTGTGGACCGGTGTGCCGCCGGGCGGGTTCAAGGCGGGCGGCCCGGTCGGCGGGCTCCAGCCGGGGATGGGCGCGGGCGGCGGCGGCACGGTCGCGCTGGGCAAGGCGATGGCCGCCGCGTACGGCTGGACGGGCAGCCAGTGGACGAATCTGTACAACCTGTGGATGCGGGAGTCGGGCTGGTCCGCGACCGCCCGCAACCCCAGCAGCGGCGCGGCGGGCATCCCGCAGGACATCACCGGCAACTTCCACGGCGGCGCACGCGGGCAGATCGCGTGGGGCCTGAACTACATCAAGGGCCGCTACGGCACGCCGTGGTGGGCGTGGCTGCATGAGATGCGGACGGGCTGGTACGGCGAGGGCGGCCCGATCACCGAGCCGATCGCCGGGGTCGGGATGCGCACCGGCCGGCCGTACGGCTTCGGCGAGGCGGGGAACGAGTACGTGTCCAGCCAGGCCGACCTCAAGACGGTCGCCAAGCTGCTGTCGGCCGTGCTGGGCGAGCTGCGGCAGCTCAACGCGCACGCCGCCAGCAACCCCGGCCGCACCGGCCACGCGGTCGCGGTGGGCCTGAACTCCGCCGCTGGCCTCGCGGCGCTGGGGAGGTGAGCTGTGGCCGAGTCGCTGGTGATCGCCGGGCAGATCGAGCTGCTGGGCGCTGAGGGCGGCGTGCCGTCGGTCATCCCGGCGTGCGCGGGCGCGACCTTCACGCTGGCCGACCCGTACGACTTCGGCGCTCCGCAGCCGGTGCAGGACCTGCTGGCCGGGGGGCTGCTGGACGGGGAGCGGCCTATCGGCCGCCGGTCATCGAACCGGACGATCTCCCTCCCGGTCAAGATCACCGCGCCTGACCGGGGGACGCTCGCGGCGGCGCGGGAGGTGCTGCTGCAACTGTGCGACGAGGACTACTGGGAGCTGATCTGGACCCGCGACGGCGACGGGCTGCCGCTGGTGTTCGACTGCTTCCGCGCCCTGCCCGCCCAGCCGGCGAACCAGCTCTTTGAGGAGCAGCAGCTCGTTTCCCGGATCACGGTCACGTTCCCGGCGCTGCCGTACGGCCGGTCGGACACGCCCGCTGCGGTGGCGCTGACCGCGCCGAGCCAGTACTTCGACGTGCCGCTGGCCCCGGTGGTGATCGACAACTACGGCACGGCGACGAACTGGCTGGGGCAGGCGAACACGCCCGGCGGCAGCGACGCGTCCACGTTCGAGGGCGGGATCTCCAACTGGGTCGCGGCGGGCAACTGTGCTGTCGCCCGGTCCACGGCGCAGTTCCACAGCGGCGCGGCGTCGCTGGCGCTCACCTCCAGCGCGGCGGGCAACATGCAGGCGGCGAGCTGCGCCGCCGCGTCGGTCATCGACAACCCGCCGACGGCCCCGACGCAGGCGATGTTCTGCCTGCCCGGTGACACGGTCACCGTGTCCGGGTGGTTCCGGGCGGCCACGGCCGCGCGGAGCTGCAACGTCGGGGTGGACTTTTACGACGCCAGCGGCACCCAGATCGGCGCGACCCTGCGCGGCTCGAACGTGACCAACACGACGACCGGGTGGACGCAGGCGACCGGCGCGGTCACCGCCCCGTCGGGGTCGGTGTGGTGCCGGCAGAACCCGCAGGTGGTCTCGGCCGGCGCGGCGTCGGAGGTGCACTACTACGACGACGCGGCGATGAACCGGGGCCCGGTCTACTCGGTGTCGGACCCGCAGCAGTGGTCCAGTTCCACGGTGACGGCGATCAGCGGGCAGAAGTCGGCGAAGTGGTCGCGGCTGTAGAACGACTGCCCGACCTACGACCAGACGCTGCCCGCGACGGTGGACACCACCGGCCGGGCCAAGCTGACGTTCTGGCTGGGCCTGGCGACCACGTCCACGATGTTCGCCACCTGGCACGCCGGCACCGCCCACTTCGCGGTCACCCTGTACGACAACGCGGGCGGGTCGCTCAGCTTCAGCGACCACCAGAAGGTGCAGGCGTCGGCGGTGGACGCCAAGCCGCACTGGCAGCTCATGACCACTCACATCCCGCAGGGGGTGCCGGCGTTCGACTACACGAACGTGGCCCGGTACTCGGTCACGATCTGGAACCTGGTGGCCTCCACCAAGCCGCAGGTCAAGGGCGGCCCGACGACCGCGATCCAGGTGCTCCAGGCGTCGGCGTACCTGTGCCAGTTCCAGGTGGCCGACACCTCCACCGGGTCGCCGGTCAACCGGGGGGCGCTGTACCAGCTCCCGGGGATCATCGGGTCGGCCCGCTCACCGATCCAGGTGCAGGCCGCGCCGGGCCTGGCCTCGTTCTCCTCCACGGCGCTGTTCACCACGGCGGGCACACAGAACTGGACCGCGCCGGGCGGGGTGACGGTCGTGGACAAGGCCGAGGTGCTGGGCGCATCCGGTGGCAGCGCGGGCGCGTTCACCGGGGCGAACAACCAGAACCCGGGCGGGGGGTCCGGCGGCGGCGGGTATGCGCGGAAGCTGGCGGTGCCGGTGACCCCCGCCACGATCTACCACCCGGTGGTCGGCGCGGCGGGCGTGCACGGGAACACGGGCTCGGGGACGAACAACGCCACCAACGGCGGCAGCTCGTGGTTCATCGGCGACAGCGGGGTCACCGCCCAGGGCAACGGCGGCCTGCGGGGCTGGTGGGGGCAGACCGCCGGCGGCGGCCTCGGCGGCACCGGCATCGGCGACGTGGTGTACCCGGGCGGCGACGGCTACCAGGCGAACCTGTTCAACGTCAGCGACGGCGGCGGCGGCGGTGGGTCCGCCAGCCCGGACGCGGCGGGCCATGACGCGCCGGGCCGGTCGGGCGGCGGGGCGCTGCCTGGCTTCGGCGGCGGTGGCCGTGGCGGCGGCGGGCTGGCCGGGCAGACTCCCGGGTCCAAGGGCACCACGCCCGGCGGCGGGGCCGGCGGCGGCGGCTGGGGCGCACAGGCCGGCGGCGGCAACGGCGCGGACGGGCAGCCGGGCTGGGCGAAGCTGACGTGGGGCGCGACCGCGCCCGCGTCGCTGACGTCGCTGCTGCTGCACATGCCGGGCCGCGACGCGCCGCCCGCGCTGTCGCCGATGGTGACGGTCGGCAACGGCGCGGACACGCCCAACGGGGCGACCGAGTACACGTTCCCGGCGGTCGGGGCGCTGAACGCCCGGTTCGACGGGACCTACACGGTCTACCTGGTGGCGTCGGCGTGGAACACGCCGGCGAACAGCCGGACGGTGACGGTGCAGTTCCGCCAGTACGCCTACTCGGGCGCGACGATGGTCACCCAGTCGCTGAGCCGGACGCTGGTGCCGAACACCGACGTGACCAACGGCTACGTGGACCTGGGCGCGATCACGCTCCCGCTCCAGGCGCTGCCCGCCGGGCAGGCCACGGCCTACTTCACCGTCACCGTGGCCTCCAGCAACACGGCTGACCGGTTCTACGACGTGATCTGCTTGGACGTTGCGGGGAGCACGGTGCTGCTGAACCAGGCGGGCAGCTCGGTCCTTCAGAACGTGTGGCTGTCCGCGCCGGACCCGAACCGGGCGATCGGCTTCCTGCTGGGCTCCAACGCCGACCTGGACCAGTCGTGGTCGCTGGCCGGCGCGATCGAGCGGATGTCGGGCGAGGCGATGGCGGTGGACCCGCTGATCAACAACCGGCTGCTGGTCTACGGGCAGCAGGGGATGCCCTCGGCGAAGGTGTCCTACGTTCCACGATGGTGGATGGATAGGGCCTCCTGATGGTCAGCGAGAAGGCGTACTCGGTTGAGGCGCGGCTGAACGCGCTCATCGCCGCGCAGCCGGCGCGGGTGTGGCGCGTCACCCAGCAAGCCAACTTCACCAGCACCAGCCAGGTGGCGATCTCGTGGGAGGGCGGCCAGGGCGGCGACTCCACCGGCATTCCGGTGCTGTCGGGCGGGGTGTACTGCGTCAAGGGGATGCTCATCGCCGCGATGGGCACGCCCAACCAAAACCAGTTCGCCCGGTTCACTGGCCCAACGATCTCCTCTATGGGGATCGGGTTCCAGTGCATCGAGGGCACGACGGTCTACTCCAGCGGCCAGGCCACCGGGATCAACCAGGACATGACGATCAACATGGTCGCGGCCACGTCCGGCGAGTTCAAGTTCGAGGGCATCGTCGCGTTCAGCGCGGCCGGGACGTTCAGCATGGCCGGGCGGCTGAGCGCCACGACCGCGTGGGCGGTGCAGGGCGGCAGCTACCTGGAACTGAGCCAGGTCGCGTGAGCGAAGGGAGCAACCGATGAGTGTCGGCGACCCGCCTGTCACCAAGGACCAGCTAGACACGCATCTTGCGGCGGCGGCGGTGAATCTGCGGCAGGTGTTCCAGGACCCCGGCAGCCCGCACGCGGCCGTGGCCGCCTACATGTCGAACCACGACCAGGCGGCGCTGGTCGCGCTCGGCTACACCACCGACGAGGCGTACCAGGCCAGCCTGTTCGGCAACCTGATCAGCGGCCTGATCGCCTACTACGCGCAAGGCACGGCGGTCCCGGCGGCGGCGGCGACGCTGCATGATCTGTGCCGCGACCTGGCCCCGCTGCGCTGATGACCGGCACTCAGCTCGCCACGTTCGCGCCGGACGGCACCCAGCCCCGGTGGCTCGGCCAGTACGGCACCTTCACCCCGCCCGTGTATTCCTATACAACCCCGGGCGGGTGCAGCCAGCTCACCACGACGTTCGCCAAGCCGGCCCGGTACCGCACCGACGCGCTGAACCCGGGGCGGCTGCTGTACGCCTACCGGGGCGGCACGACCGTGTGGAAGGGCATCCTGGATGAGCCGGTGCCCGGCGACGCCGGGTGGGCGGTCACGGCGCACGGCGCGGGCGGCTACGCCGAGGACTGGCGGTGCATCTACTCGGGGGCCTGGACGGCGGCTTCGTTCAACACCGCGATCGACGGGGCGATCAGCCGGGGCCTGGACTGGGTCCGGGTGACCGATGTCGGCGCGGTGTCGGGGCTGTGGGTCGGGCAGGCGGTGGACTCGGGGTCGGAGTCGATCGGGGCGCTGCTGGACACCGGCTGCCACAAGGGCGGGCTGACCTGGTCGGTGACGACCGCGCCGCAGGGGAACCTGCTGACGGTGTACGCGCTGCCCACGGCGGCGAACCGCATCCTGGTCTCCACCCAGCCCGAGGCCCGGTCGATCGCCAGCGGCCCGAACGCGATCTACGTGCGGCGGCAGGCGACGTGGGACAGCGGGGCCACGGCCGCAACGTATGCGACCTCGGTGGCGACGAACGCGGCGGACATCGCCGCGCACGGCCGCAAGGAGGACTTCATGGACATCTCCTCGGCCGGGGTGTACACCGACCCGCAGGCGGTCGCGGTGGCGCAGTCGGCGCTCAAGCGGTTCCAGCGGGCGGGCTGGTCGGGGCCGTTCACGGTGCAGCCGGGGCAGCTCACCACCCAGGGCGGGCAGCGGTGCGACCTCGGCACGTTCTGGGCCGATGGGATCACGGCGATGGTGTGTGAGCTGTGGCTCGCGGACTTCGGCTACGGCGGCGAGGTGCAGGGCGGGCCCACCTCGTTCCTGGTCGGCTCCTACGAGTACGACGGGACGACCGGGCAGGCGACAATCCAGCCGTTCGAGTCGGCGCGGCACGACTTCGCCACGCTGATGGGGCTCATCGTGGACTCCACCCCGGTGCGGTCCAAGCCGGTGAAGTCGCAGATGGGCCGGCTGCATGTGCACCGGGGGGGCAAGTGACCGTCAACAACTGGCAGCCGGCCGACCCTGAGGTGGCGCGGCTGCTGGACCGGGTGCGGGCGGGGGAGGCGGTGCTGACCGCGCGGATCGAGGCGATGGAGGAGGCGGCGCGGGCCGTACTGGCGCGTGGGGAGCGGAGGCGGAACCGGACATGGGTGCTGGTACTGGGGATCTGCACGGGGGTGATCGCCCCGCTGGTGGTGACGGGCGTGCTCACGCTGCTCCACTTGCGCTCCCTCGGCTGATCCCCCGCTGGGCCGTGGCGGGGCTGCTGGCCCTGTTCGTGGTGACGGTGGCCGCGACGGTGATCGACGCCATCGGGACGATCGAGCTGCTGAACCGGGTGATCGTGCTCCAGCACGAGGTGTGCGACATCCACTCGCGGGTCAAGACGTGGGAGGCGCTGACGTCCACGCGGCTGCACATCCACGGCCCGCTGCTGGCGCGGCTGCCGGACTACTGCCCGAACCGCCCCGGCTGAGACCTCACACCGCAAGAACCCCCCGCGCCGCCCTGGCCGGGGGTTTCCTATCCGTGAGGAGAGGATCACAATGACTGACACGCTCTGGTCAGACGTGTCGGAGTTCCAGACCGGCGTGAACAACAGCTACCCCTACCATGTGTTCTGCTTGCGCTCGCACGATGGGCCCCACAACGACAGCCAGTTCATGCACAACGTCACCTGGGCGAACAACGCGGTCGCGTCCGGGAAGCTGGCGATGTACTACG